TGTCTCGTGTACGACCCGCCACAGCAGGGGATGCTCGATGAGATGATGCACCGCAACCCGGAGGACATTGAGAACCGCCCGGCGCTATACATGTACGAGCTTATGTGGCCGGATGGCCGCCTGGTAACCGCCGACAGCCCCGACGTGGCCACGGCCGATAGACACCCGGACTACAGAGACTTGGCGAAGGAGATGATAGATGTGATCGCCGAGGATGCCGACGCGAGAGACGCGCAGCAGACCGCCGAGCCCCAGGTATCGGGGAACCTGCTGGACGACCCCGAGACCGCCGAGGCGATACAGGTGACGGAGCACACCAAGGCCTATGTTTCGCTGATAGGTGCCCTTGCCGGCATGAGATACGACCTGCAAGCACTACGACACGATACTTCATTGATTGGCAAAGCCAATGCTTACGGTGACGCCATCAACCTGCTCGACGCCGTCCTGGCAGACGGTGACACTGAGTAACCGGCCCCCGCCGGCCAGCCCCACCGCGCCCCCGGTGATCCCCGCCGGGGGTTTTCGGTGTGTGCCCTAAGCCGCCCTAAGCGCTGGATGCTCATAGTGGGGCAATGGGACTACTTCGTGCTACAATCGCGCCCTGCGGACGCACAGGCCCAGCACACGGCGATGCTATAGAGTGTAGAGCAGTGGTGTGCGCCGATGGTGTAGCTGTGAGCGGCCAGCAGCCCGGCGAGTGCTTGACATGCGCCGCGCCATCATGTCATAGTGCGAAGGCCGTAGGAATCGCGCGGGGGTGTTGACGTTGATACAGAGTATCTACTGTCTCAATCCGAAAGCCGTTGGGGTAGGGGTGGGGTACACCTAAATAACTAGGCAGACGGTAATACACTATATGACAGTGGAAGCGGATTTTTTTCTCACATATTTCGGGAGGTAGGCATGGACAACACGAGACCTGGTTTTGTGATTTTGACGATAGCCGGCGGTGCAGATGAGACGGTGGCTTTCGCTGTGTCTCATATCGAGGCTGTACGGGATGTGCCTACCGAGGGTTCGGTAGTGGTGCGTAGTGCTGGTGAGGAATACTACGTTACTGCTAGCTTCGCCGAGGTGGTGACTATGCTGTTGGAGCGCGACTGGCACTACAACACGCCGGCCACTTCGGCTGGCGAGGTGCACAGTTCTCGCGCTCACGCCGTTTCTGAGTGCTACGATGACGCCCCCTCTCCCGAGGTTGCTCTGCCGGGCGACAGTGTGACGTCGTGAGGAGTGACTGACGATGGGTCTTGTGCGCTGTGTCGGCTGCAGAGTTTGGGTGAGGGGCGATGTGGTACGTTGCGGTCTATGCGGTGTGACGGTGCTGCGGAGTAAGCGCGCGATGGAAGCGGATGCAGGAGAGGAAGCGGATGATGACGCTGCAACAGCTACGGGACAAGGCGTTAGCGAAGCTGAGTGAGATGCTTGACAACGAGGATGCGACTGTGCGGCTGAGTGCGGCGAAGATCGCTTTGGGTGCGAAGGACGGTACTGGGAGCGGCGGTGCTGCAGAGGCAGCAGATGCGGCGATGGCTCATCGGATGGAGCCAGAAGTAGAGACGAACGTTGTGCCCATACACCGGCGGAGAAACGTCGGGAGCATGGATTTGATCAAGGACGACACAATGCCGGCCGACGCTGTAGAGCTGCAGTCTGCGAACCAGACGGTTCAGCTTTCCAACATTCTCGCCGAGGAGGTCGTAGATGCCGGGGATGCCGAAGCGGAGGGCTAAGCGCGAGTCAGCGCAGCGTTACAAGCAACTGCTTCAGAACACCGGGGGGCAGCGCACTGCGTCTCAGTTGACTGATGAGGCTGAGCGGAGGTTAGGTCACTACGAGCATTACGGGCTGGTGGGGGAGATATTCAAGCCGACCGGGGGGACGATACACGGCTGTTGCGCTCGGATGAGTGACAGCCGGCGGGAGGAGCTTGCGCAGAAGGGCCGGGAGGACCTGCACTTTCTGGCGACGATCATCCTGCAGTACACACGGCTTTCAGCTATTGACGGGCCGCACGGTCAGATGTGCAGTTGGGTGCAGGATGCGAAGGGCGGCCGACGAGGCGCGCTGATACACCGGGCAGGTTTCAAGACGACGGTGTGTAACTATGCTCGAAATATCCAGCGGGTCGTACAGCGTCCAAATGATTGCCATATTATCGTAACAGCAGATGACAACTTCAAGAAGATTATGTCGGGTACGATAGCTGCGAAGCTAGAAGACCCGTTTTTTCAGTTCTTCTACCCGGACATACGCCCAAAGAAGAACGAGTGGAGCACGAACATCCGGTGCATCCAGCGGCCAGGGCGGTCTGATATTCAGTCCCCGACGTTTGAGTTCCGCACGGTGAAGCAGTCTATCGCGGGTCGTCACGTTGCGAGTATCACGATGGACGACCCGGTAACGGACACGAACACCGAGACGCCGAAGGTTCACCAGCACGTGATTGACTTCATCCAGCGGTTGCCTCCGACGATGGACACGGACGAACTGATGCTGCTCGGGACGCGGTACGCTGATTGGGACGCTTACGGGTGGATGCTGGACGATCCGGGCTGGAGTGAGCACCTGAACTGGTGGATTGAGCCGCTGTACAAGGACGAGGCGGGGGAGCGGACGTACTTCTTCCCTGACGAGTGGGACGACGAGCGGACGGCGGTCGAGAAGCAGCTTATGGGTCTGAGCAACTTCTCAGCGCAGTACATGCTTGAGCCGTTGCCGGCTGAGCTTCAGATCTTCCACGCGGATATGTTCAAGCACTATCGCGACAAAAGCAAGCCGGATATGGGCATCTACATCGTTGTTGACCCGGCATCGGGTGAGGGGACGAGCGAGCCGGCCATCGTGGCGGTTGGTGCAGACGGTGACGGGAACCTGTACGTGGTGGACTACATGACGGGGTTCAAGACCGCGACAGCTTGCATCAACGGGGTTTTCACTATGGCCGCAAGGCACAATCCGCTGCAGGTATGTGTCGAGGTCATCGGTAGTGGCGGGAAGGTCATGTACCAGAATATCACTCAGGAGTGCGCCAAGCGCAGGATACCCCTGCCGCTGGTGGCGTTGCCGGTGACGCAGCAGAACAAGCACGCGCGGCTGGTGCAGTCGTTGGAGCCCCCGTACACCGCCGGGATGGTGTATCACATTGACTGGATCGAGGACTCTCAGTTGGAGGAGCAGCTTTTGCGGTTCCCGAAGGGGAAGAAGGACGACATCATTGACGCGCTGGCCTATGCAGTGCAGCGGGCGCGGCGTTACGGATATGGTGGGGCCGCTGTTGACGAGCCGGACACCGACGAGTTCCGCTTCCTGCGCGAAGCCACCGGTAAGACGCTGATGACAGCCGAGCAGCGGGCCATGATGGGGATACTTGGCATCGAACTGAAGGGCGGTTCACCTGGCAGCGACGAGAAGATTACAGTCATGTAGGGGTGTTCATAATGGCAAAGAGTATGTCACGCGAAGAGTTGGAGCAGTTGACTGACCGGGTAAAGCGGTCGCGCAGTATCGCTCAGCAGCAGCACTCGAAGTGGAAGGACTTGTACGACTACTACGAGGGCGAGGGCCAGAAGAAGGCGTTTGCGCTCGAAGATCAGGAGAAGTGGGTGCAGCAGGAGCTTCGGGTCGCGAACTTCGTCTTTTCCATCGTGCGGACGACGGTTCCGATTCTGCTCGACTCGGCGCCGGAGTGGTACGTGGTGAATGACAGTGCTGAGCTTCAGGACAAAATCAGCGACTACCTGCAGGCATACTACCACCGCCGGATGATCAGGACGGAGCTTCGTATGGCTCTGGAGGATGCGGTCATTCTCGGGACGGGTGCGCTGAAGATACGGTACGACAAGGACATTGGCGAGCAGGGCGATGTCGCTATCACCTGGCAAGACCCGTTCTGCATCTTCCCCGACACGGCCGCCGACAGACTTGAGGACTGCGAGTTTGTCGCGTTACTGAACGAATACTCGGAGCAACAGGCCCAACGCCTCTTCGACGGTGAGGGCGCATACGCGAAGATTGACGTAGAGGAGGCGGCGAAGTCTGAGTGGACGGGAGCCACAAGGCCGGGCAAGGAGCGCGTCAGTTCCGAGACCGAGGAGTTGATCGAGGTCTGGGAGGTCTATCACGAGTTTGGTAAGAAGCTCACCATCTACACCGGGGAGCAGGTGCTGTACTCGGGGCCGAACCCTCTGGGGGAGCGCTGGCCGGTAGTGCTGTTCACGCCGCAGCGGAACCCGCGCGACATCTGGGGCTCGTCGGATGTGACGCAGCTTCAGGACGTGCAGAACGACATCAACCTGCTTCGACTGCGTTTCAACATCAACGCGCGTCTCACCGCAAACCCTCAGGTGGCGATCTACGGCGATCCGAACCAGGAGGTAAGCAATACCCCGGGTCACGCCTACAAGTTCACTGGTACGAAGCAGGAGGCCGGCATTGAGCGTCTGGGAGGTCTCACGCTGCCGTCAGACCTGTGGAGCATGATGAGCATGAACCGGGAGGCCCTCGACGTAATCAGTGGCGTCCAGAATGTAACGCGCGGGAGGCGGGAGCCCGGAGTGCAGGCCGGCGTCGCGATCCAAGCGTTGCAGGAGGCTTCGCTGACACGGCCCCGCGAAATCATCCGCGATGTCGCAATCTCGTTTGAGCTTGTCGGGCAGATAGCGCTGGAGTGTATGCAGGCCAACTACACCAACGACCGCACGATGAGTCACATGACGCAGGAAGGCATGAGCACTGGCGAGGTCAGCCCAGACGAGCTTTCGCAGCCAGTGACGACCGAGAACGTCGGACTTGTTGGGAAAGCCAAGGCGTTCTTCGGGCTTGACGAGGAACTTCGTGCGCCGAAGAAGTTGCGCGTGGTCGTGCAGACTGGTGGCGACATGCCGATGAGTCAGGCGCAGCGGGCCGATCAGGCGATACGTCTCTTCCAGTTGGAGAGCATTGACCGCAAGGCGTTGCTGGAGGAAGTGAACTTCCCCAACCGCCAGCAGATAGATGAGCGCATGGAGGCCAGAGAGCAGGAGATGATGCAGGCTCAGATGCAGCAGCAGATGATGCAGATGCAGGGCGCACAGCAGGGGCAGATGCCGCAGGAGCAGGACATGGGCGAGTCCACGATGCCCCCGGAGCAGGCGATACACATTCTACAGCAGGCACTTGAGCCTGATGACATTGTGGCTCTCATTGAGATACGGGAAGCCCTCATCGCGCAGCGACCGCTTGACGAGGAGCAGGAGGAACTGCTACAGAGGCTCACGGAGAACCCGCAGCTTGCAGAGGCCGTCGAGGCGTTCCTGATGGCCGAGTACGAGCCTGAAGAGATGGAGCAGGAGGGGGCGCAGGGAGGCGCGCCGCAAGCACCGTCAGCGGAACCGCCTATGCCGACCCCTTGACAAAACCGATAGATGTGTTCTAACCTTCATTCCCAGACGTATCCCTGCTCGCGTGAGTGGGGCAAACCAACAGGAGGACATTCGATAAAATGGATGTAGCGGACGAACAACAGATGACTGCCGGAACCGAGACACCTGACATAGAGGCGCAGGTAGCCTCCCTGTCGGAACCCGGTCAGCCAGCGGCCCCTGAATCGGCCAGCGACACCACGGGTCAGCAAGTCACCGACGAAGCGCCAACGGCACCAGAAGTTCAGGTCGAAAAGTGGCATGTCAATACCGACCTAACTCAACTAAGTGCCGAGCAACTCGACGAGGGCTTGAAGGACCCCGACAATCGCCGGATACACGACGGCCACCTCCTCAGAGACAGAGACTACAGGGACAAGACGGCGGAGATTGCCAGACAGACGCGGGCA